CGGACAGCAGCAGATGGCGCTCGTCCGCACCGCGAACCCCGGCGAGTACCGCTACGACGGCGCGACGGTTCGGAACCAAGGCTTCAACAAGCACCCTGTCGTCCACGCCTGTATCCGCGTCGTGGCCGACATCATCGCGTCGGTCCCGCTCGTCGTCCTGACCGAGAAGGGCAACTACGAGACCCGCGTCGGTGAGGATCACCCGCTGCAAAAGCTCCTCGACTATCCCGGTCCGCGCTTCACGGCGCGTCAGTTCCGGGCGCGGTTCGCGGTCGACTACCTCGGCTACGGGAACTCGTTCTTCCAGATTGAGCGTTCCGGCGAGAACCGGCCTCCGATCGGTCTGCGGGCCGTCAACGCGGAGTCGATGCAGCAGGTCTGGATCGACCCCGAGGGCGACCCGCGTCGCTACGACTACGCGAACTGGGCGGGCATCATCGTCAACGTCCCGGTCGAGGATATGCTGCACTTCCGCGACCTCGATATGGGCCGTCCGTTCGAGGCCGAGGTCTTTGGCTATCCCCGTGGCGCGACGGCCATCGGCTCCCTGCTCGCGGACAACGAGGCGACGCAGTACGTCCGGCAGGTCGTGACCAACGACGGGACGCCGACGTTCGCGGTGCTGATGAGCGACGAGGCCACGACCGAGGATGCGGCGGCGATGCAGGACCGCTACCGCGCCCGCGTGGTGGATCGTGGGAAGCGCGGGACGCCCGCGTTCTTCGGGGCCGTGCGCGACATCAAGCCGCTCGGGTTCACGCTCTCCGACCTCGAGTTTCCGGACCTGCGGCGGGTCTCGCGTGAGGACATCTGCGCCGCGTTCGGCGTCGACCCCCGGATGATTGGCATCGCGTCCGCGTCGAGCGACGCGGGGCTCTCCGGCATCCAGTACGCCGAGGCCCGTGCGCGATTGGTCCAGCATACCATCGAGCCGATGTTCTCCGCGCTTGAGGACGAGTTGAACCATTGGCTCGCGCCGGAGTTCGGTGACGTCTGGGTGACGTACGACCACGACAAGCTCCGCGACTTGGTCGAGAACGATACCGAGACCTCGACCCGTATCCGCGCCGAGTACGCCGAGGGGCTGCGGACGTGGGAGGAGAGCCGCACCGCGCTCAAGCTCTCGCCGCTCCCAGAGCCGACCGATAGCATCCTGAAGGTGGCGGGCCGCGATCTTATCCCGGCTGCGGTCGCCGTCATCGACCCCTCGACCATCCTCGACCAGCCGCCCGCGACGGACAACGAGACGCCCGCGCTTGGCGCACCGACGCCGAAGGAGGCGGTCGACGAGGAGCCGGAAGAAGAGGAGATGCTCGAGGAGGAAGGCGAGGATGAGGAGGGCGAGGAGCTCGACGAGGAAGAGGCCGAGGAGACCGAGGGCCGCGCCGAGCCTGTGACGGACTTCCCCGCCGAGGGCGACGACAAGAAGGTCACGCTCCGGAACTCGCAATGGGCGCTCTTCCCCGTCGGCGAGGCCGAGGCGTTGAAGGAGAACTTCCCCGAGCTCTGGTCGAAGGCCGGGAACGAGAAGGGGAACGAGCAGTTCCGCAAGCTGGCCCCCATCGCCAAGCGTGGCGGGGTGCCGGACGGCGAGGCCGAGGAGAACGCCATCCGACTGCGCGAGGCGTGGGTCGCTCGCCATCGGGGGGACTTCCAACTCAACGGCGTCATCGCTCAGGTCAAGTGGCTAGCGGTCGGTGATCGCGGGCTTGACCATATGCGAAAGGTCATTCGCGAGGCGAAGGACAAGCTCGACCGCTCGGAGCCCGAGATGGCCGCCGAGGTGATGGACGAGACGATGGCCCGCAAGCGCGGCCTCTGGGAGCGGGCGATGCAGGAACTCGACCGCACCGAGCAGACCTACAAGGCGAGCGCCGAGGCGTTGTTCCGCGCCGAACGCCCGAAGGTCACGCGATCCATCGCCTCCGCTGGCGACTTCGCCACGGCCCGTCAGCGGGTGCGCGAGGCGTACCGCGTGAACGGGGAACTCGAGGAGAACTGGCGCGAGACCTACACCCCGCTCGTCGCCAAGACCTATGCGTTCGGAGCCACCGAGGTGGCCGGGGTTGGGGCCGACCTCAACGCGGACGTGCAGGAGTCCGGGCTGGCCGGGCGTTCCGTCGCGTCGGTCCGTGAGGCGATTCGCAAGCGGGCCGCACGGCTCGCCGAGCTCATCGGGGACACCACCGCCCGTGAGGTCTTGGCCGTCATTGAGGCGTCGGAGCGGGCCGGGCTGACCGTCTCGGAGACCTCCCGCCTTGTCGGTCGCGCCGTGTATGGCGAGGAGCGGGTCGATGCGCGGTCCACGATGATCGCCCGCACGGAGTCCGCCGGGGCGCTCTCGCAGGGCTCGTGGGACCAAGCGCAGGAGATGGGCGACCTCTACCGCACGAAGGAGTGGCTGGCCTTCTCGGACGCCGAGACGCGGGAGACCCATACCGCGTGTATGGCGCAGGGCCGCATCGCCATCGACCAGCCGTTCACGAACGGCCTGATGTATCCCCTCGACCCGACCGGCGCGGCGGACGAGGTCATCAACTGCCGATGTGTGTTAGCTTACTCTGACGAGCCCGTATAGGACGGGATCGTGTTCACCCACCGAGGATATCCGATGACCTCCATCGAGTTCACGAAGGAAGAAGCGACCGCTCTGCTCCAGTTGCTTGATATCGCCTGCAAGTCGGGCGGATTGAATGTGGCCGAAGCGGTGACGGCGCTCGCTCGCAAGATTGCTCCGGCTGCACAGGATAAGCCGGACATCGCCCCAAAGGAGTAACTGATGCCGACCTCGACCCGCGAAAAGCTCTGGCACCTGACCGACACGGCTCTCCACGTCCGTGTTGAGGACGATTTGCCGCCCGGTATCGCGGGACGGGTTTCGGGCGTCGCGCTGACCTACGAGGTCATCGACTCCTATCAGACGATGTTCTCGCGCAAGTGCGCCAAGCGGTCCATCGACGGGCGCGTGGCCGCTCGCAAGGTGCCGCTCCTGATGGATCACGAGCGCACGTCGAAGGCGCACGTCGGTGTTATCACGTCGATGACGGATGCGGGCGATAGCCTCCTGATGACCGCCGACGTGTTCGATACTGCCGAGGGCCGAGCCGCGCTGGAGTACGTCAAGGCCGTGCTCGCCTCGGGTGCGTCGACCGGGTTCTCTATCGGGTTCATCCCGCGAGCCTCCGAGATGGTGACCGTGGACGGCAAGCCCGTCGAGCGGTTCACCGAGATTGAGCTCCGCGAGGTGTCCATCACCCCGATGCCTGCGGTGCCGGGAGCCGAGGTCGCGTCGGCCCGGAACGAAAGCTCCACCCCTGCTATCCCCGAGGAGGTCGTCGCCGAGCGCACGGAGACGGACCTGCTCATTCTTGCCGCTCGCGTCGCTCTGGATGCGCTCTCCGAGAGTGATCGCCACGCGGTGCTGTCCCGCTACCAGCCCGAGACCCGCTCCGAGACGGCCACCGTTGTCACGCCTGCCGTGACAACGACGCCCACCTCGACCGCATCGACGGCCCGGTACGCCACGTTGGAGGAGCGGACCACAGCGGTCCGTTCGACATTCATCGCTTGACACAGGAATACACGACAATGAAAACCCCGCTGGTTTCCAAGAATCGCGCAGCCAACGAGCTCCGCGAGCAGGCGCACAAGCTCCGCGCCGACCTGATGGACCCGACCGCCTCGTTCACGGCGGACGAGGTGGAGAAGCGCACCGCCGACATCCGTGCCCTTGAGATGCGGGCCGCTGCCGCCGCCGAGTTTACCGGTGACGCCGAAATCGCCCGTCAGGGCGGTGACGAGGGCCTCGTCCGTATGGACGCTGGTGCCGAGCGTGGTGAGTTCGTCGGGATGAAGGACGCGCAGGAAGCGGTTCGGGCCGAGCTCGTCAAGGGCTTCAAGAGCGTCGGCGCGTACCTCCGCGCTGTCGCGAAGGGTCCGGCGAACGCGAAGGAGGCCGAGGCGCTCAAGCGTGTCGACCTGATGACCCGCACCATCACCGGCTCCACCAACGGCGGCGAGTACCTCCTTCCGCTGACGCAGGTGCCGGAGATCTTCTCGACCACGAACGTGCAGCCGGGCCTGTTCCAGTACGCCCGCCGCTACAACGTGCCGGGCCGGTCGCTCCGCATCCCGTACCTCATTCAGGACGAGGGCACGACGACCCTGAACCGCCCGATGGCCGGTAAGATTGCCAACGTGACCATCGTCGGCGAGGGTGACACCAAGCCGAGCCGCGAGCCGTCGTTCGGTCAGCGCCTCCTCACGATGTATAAGTACGCCGCCATCACGCAGTTCGGTGACGAGCTCCTCGGCGACGACTTCACCGGCGAGCTCCCCGCCGAGGTGACGGCGGCGGTCGGTGGGCAGACCATCAACAAAATCAACGAAGATATCACCATCGACGGCACCGGCTCGAGCCAGCCGCTCGGTGCGTTCAACACGAACAACGGGGCGCTCATTAAGGTTCCCCGCGCCACGGCTACCACGTTCACCGCTGCGGACGCCTTCAAGATGTATCAGGCGCACACGCACGGCCCGAACTCGGTGTGGATGATTAGCCGCAAGGTGCTGGCGCAGTTGTTCGCGATGCAGACCACCAACAACACGATGGTCAGCTTCCTCCCGAACCTTCGGGATGGCGCTCCGGCGACCCTCCTCGGGCTCCCGGTCATCGTGTCTGACCTGCTTCCGACGCTTGGGACCGAGGGCGATGTCGCTCTCGTGAACGGCGACTTCTACGCGATGGGTCTCCGTCAGGCCCTCACGGTCGAGTCCTCGATCCACTACAGCTTTGTGCAGGACATCACGACGTACCGCTTCGTCGCTCGGGCTGGTGGCATCCCGCTCCCGACCTCGACCTACGCCTACAAGACGGTCGCGGGCGCGAAGGTTGACGAGCACTCTCCGTTCGTCGTGCTGGATGAGCCGGCTGCGTAAGCCAAAGGTGACGGGTGAGGTCGTGGGGGGGACGCCCCCCACGGCTTCGTCCGACCCTGTCCGGGTGACGCTGATCGCCGCCTGCAAGGTGGATGGCGTTCGGCGGCTCCCCGGCGAGGCGTTTGAGATTTCCGCTGAACGGGCGACCGTTTGGCGTCAGAAAGGTTTGATTGCTGATCCGGACCACCCGCCTGCGTCGGAGTTTGCGTGGCTCTCCCAACCGTAACGGACCTCAAGTCCTACCTCCGCATCGAGTCCAACGCGGAGAACACGCTTCTGACGGCCCTCCTTGCGAGGGCACAGGCACAGGTGGAACTCTGGATTGACTGCCCCGTGACGGCAGTCTCGCAGACATATATCGACCGCGCCGAGACGGACGCGGACCGACCCGTGACTTCGCTCGTCTTTCCGCGCCGCCCGATTGCGGCGGTGAGCATTACCGATGTGGACGGCGTGACGGTTCCGACGACGGACTATTGGGTGAGCGGGGCGACGGGGGTCATCTACGCCGAGGCTGGGTGCTCGTTCTCGAACGGGCGCTACACGATCACGGCCTCGTGCGGGCTCTCGCTCTCGCAGCATTACACGCTCTGGGAGCCCGTCATCTCGCAATGTATCCTCGACCTTGCGGCGGACCTGTACCAAAAGCGGACGCCGAACGCGGCCTCGGAGACGGGGGCGGGGACGAGCATCACGTGGGATGTCTCGCGTGACACGGCGGCGCGGGTCTTGAAGGTGCTTCGGGCGCTCAAGCTGCCCGTGGCGGTGGGCTGATGTACCTCGCGCCGGGACTGCTGGACCAGCGGCTCGGGTTCTACACGCGCTCGGACGACGGGGCGTATGGCTTCCAGCGTCCGCTCTACACGAAGGTCGGGGTCTATTGGGGGCGCATTGACGCGACCGCGAACCAGTTCACGGTGGCGGGTGCGCCGCAGGGCCACACGGACAGCCGGACCACGCTCACGGCGACGGTCGCTGACTATGTGCCCGTCGACCCGTTTGGGGTGGTTAAGATCGAGGGCGACACGGTGATTTACTTCGTGCGCTCGGTGGTCGAGGTGCGGCAGATGCGGTGCAAGCAGTTAGCGTTGGAGGAGGTGGACCCGACGGCCTACGCCGAGTTCATCGCGAACGATCCCGACGCGGTGGCGGACGGGGTGCACTTGGTGGACGCGACGAGCGCGTTCACGTTGGGCTTTGACGAGGGCTACGACTGATGGCCGAGACCCCGAAGGTTCTCTCTGCGCTCTTGGCGCAGCTTCCCGATAACACGACCGGCCTCATCTCGCCCGAGGATATCCGGGACGCGGTGGTCTCGCTTTTCCCGAGCCGTGGTCAGTTGGACCTCACGGCGTCGGCGTCGACAACCTTCGCGCTGACCGACACGTGGTACAAGCTGGCGGGGACGACCGCGCTTGACGCCACGCTCGGTCAGGACGGATTTTCGCAGGCCTCGAACAACGAGTTGCGGGCAACGAAGGCGGTCAACCAAGTCCTCCTCGTGACAGCGAACGTCGAGCTCGTCTGCGCGTCGAACAACAAGACGTTCGGCATCACGTTCGCCAAGAACGGAACCCCACTTTCCAACGTTCACGTCTCGGCTATCCTGTCGGACTCGAACGAGGGCTACGGGTTCTCGCTCACGGCGCTCATCCCGACGGCGGCGAACGACACCATCTCGGTCTACGTCCGCAACGAGACCGACACGACGGCGGTGACGGCGATCAGTTTGTCGCTTTCGGCGGTCGGGTTCATCCGGTGATCGAGTCCTACGGCGTCGATGCCCGTCAGATGTGCGGCTCGGACATCCGAAGCCGTGGGGTCTGGCCGTCCGATTCGGCCCGTCTGGAGGCGTTTGTGGGCCAATACGGGGGCAGTCTTGAGGCGTTCCCGGTCGGCAACGTCGGGGTCGGCCTCCGGTGGATTGGGACCGAGCGGACGTTGACGCGCACCGGGGCCACGGCGGGGGCCGCGTTGGAGAGCCTGCGGGCCGCGATGGTGGAGGCCTGATGTCGGTCGTCGTCCGCGACTTGTCGCCCCAGTTCTTGAAGCAGTACCGCGACGCCTCGCGGATGGCGTTGGACGCGGCGGCGAACGTGTACGAGGGCAACCTCAAGCGGCGGTTCTTCAAGGGCTACTACACGTCGCAGGCGTTCCGCTCGACGGCGCAGGTCGTTCAGCACGTCCAGCGGGAGGAGCCGACGTTTGGCGGCAACGGCTGGTACACGAAGGTCGGCATCCCCGAGGGCATCACGGTCACGGCCAAAGCCAAGAAGGGCCGGAAGGCGAAGGCGGTCACGTCGCGGTTCTCGGTCGGCAAGATCGCGCTCGCGTGGGAGCTCGGGCACCATAACATCTTCACGCGGCGGTTCGAGCGGGTCGCCATCTTCAAGCCCGTGGCGATGGAGTCGGCCCGGCAGATGATTGACACCTACAACCGCGTCCTCAACCGCTACCTCGAGCGAGGCAAGGCCGTCCGATGACTCTCCCGACCTACGTCGTCCCCGGTAGCCTGACGCTCCCGTCCACGACCTCCACGACGGCGATCTACGGGACGCTCCGCAAGGCGCTCATCGACTACGTCTCGCCCTCGACGGATACGCTCGCCGGGTTCGTGGGGACGCGCATCTGGGTCCGGGCCGCGCCCGCTGACCCGGTGTTCCCGTACTTGACGCTCCGGCTCGACCGCGTCTCCCTGCCCGAGTTCAATGGCTACCGCGAGACGGCCATCCTTGAGGTGCAGGGGGTGGGCAAGCCGGACAGCCAGTTGCCGCTCGTCGAGTCCGCGATGGACATCGTGGATCAGGCGATGACGTCCTTGACGGCCTCCTCTTCCGGTTTGATGGTCTGCCGGGGTCGGACGCGCCAGACCGTGCCGCAGTTGACGGACCCCGCCGATAGCTCCGTTGTCGCGGTGGTCGCCAACTACGAACTCTTCCTCTGGCCCCGTGTCTTGACGGCGCGGGCCGTATAGATTACACCCACGCACCCCTTACCCGTAGGATAGACCAATGACCGCACCGCTGACCGGCTACAGCAACTCCCTCCCGTCCGATGTGCTCCTCGACTCCGGCGTTCTCTACGCAGGGACCACCGTGTTCGGGGCGTTTGCCGGGGGCCTCAAGTTCGATCCCGGCATCACCTACCGCAATGTCGAGTTCGACGGCAAGCGGTCGCCCGTCAAGGGCATTGACCGCAAGATGATGCAGATGCCGAAGCTCACGGGCACGGTCATCCAGTTGTCGACGACGAACGTCGGCCAGCTTGAGCCGGGTGCCACCTCCGCCACGGGCGTGACCGCCGTGACCGCCGCTGGCGGCTGGACCGGAGCCTCGCAGAGCTTTACGCCGAAGCGGGCCGCTGGCCTCCTCGCGGTGGGCGACTACCTCTCGGACATCCGTGCCATCTGGCTGCGCGGCTCTGGGACGTTTGTGCAGGTCTATTTCCGCTCCGCGCTCTGCACCAAGTACGACATCACGTCGCAGGACGGGTCGGAGATCGCCATCGCCATCGAGCTTGAGGCGCGGCTGGCCTTCGGCGAGACCGGCTACAATAACGTCGGCGACGCCCCGTACCGCATTGAGTACCTGAACGCCGTCTGATTTTTTCCCCTTCAGCCATCCTATCGATGCCGACAATCAATCTGGACGACTTGGTTAACCCGTCACGCCTGCCGCGTGTCACCCTGTTCGGTCGCGAGGTCGTGGTCTATCCGCTCACCGGGGCGTCGGCGCACAAGGTCGCCGCGCTCCAGACGGACGACAACGGCTCCGCGATGCTCGGGGCCTTGCTTGAGGTGGTCGCGAGTTCGTGCCCGGACCTGACGCCCGAGGAGGTCGCTCGCCTCTCGGTGGATCAGGTCGCGGCGCTGGTGCAGTTGAGCCGTGGGCAGGTGGTCGAGGTCGAGGCGATGCTCGCGGAGCAGGCCGCAAAAAACTGACGCAGGCGGCGGCTGATGGCCCGTCGGTCGCCGTCAAGTGGGACGCGGAGCAGTATATCCGGCGCGTGGTGGTCGAGACGGCTACCCGCACCGGGCGCGGGGTGGGGGCGGTGGCGCGGGAGAGTTTCGCGCTGACCTTGTGGACGTGGGCCGAGATGCGGACGATGGAGCGGGAGGCGACGGTCACGCGAATGGGGGAACGGACGGACTTGGCGGGACAGGTCGCCATCGCGTTCCATCAGCCGCAGGACTTGCAGAAGATGGAGATGCGATACTTGAAGGCGGCGGGCCAGTTGTCGCAGATGTTTGACCAGACGCGGGAACGGCTCACCGCATTGTCTCAACGGATGGCGCAGGCCGTCGCGAAGGCCAACGAGAAGGAGTAAGCGATGCGGGTCTTTAGCGTTGAGATGCTGGTGAAGGAGGAGGGCGCGGCGGTCGTCGAGGCCGCGCTCAAGCGCCTCAAGAACGAGGCCAACGCGGTCGCCACGCAGATGAAGGTCACGACGTCGCAGGTGACGACGACCGGGCGAGCGATGCAGACCGCTGGCGCTGGAACGCAGATTGCCGGCGATCGCGCAGCCAAGGCCGCCATCGGGTTCGCGGCGGTTGGTAACTCGCTGGCTCGAACCGGTACTATCACCGCCGATATGGGAACCCGGATTATTGAGGCGGGTTCGCAGATTAGCTCGATGTTCGGTCCGACTGGTCTGGCGGTCGGTGCCCTGCTTGGCTTTGGCGTTGCCGCCGTGACCGCGTTTAGTCGAACGGCGACCGAAGCGAAAAAGACAGCCGAGGAAGTGCAAAAGGCTATTCGAGAGATGGTCTTGGCGGGTGATGTTGCGGCGATTGACAAGAAACTGCGCGACGTTCAGCAAGGGCTTCTTGATATTACGTCTGGCGAGTTTATTGGTGGCTTGGATGACTTGCGCGTTGAATATGAAAAGCTGAACCGGCAAATCACGGAAGGCGCGGACGCAGCCCGTACTAGCGGACGTCGGCGCACGATGCAGGAGATGAACGAGGCCCGAGCGCGGATTGAGCGGCTGCGGGAACTTGGGCGGCAGATTCGCCAGTTAGAGGAGGACGAGCGTCGCTTGCTTCGAGCGCGAGAACTGGCTCCACGCTTTGCGGCTCCGGCGGCTGGTGCGCCAGAAGCGGCGGTGGCGGCGCGAACGCTTGGGCGTCTGCCAACGGCGGGGGCTGGCACGACGGGCATCGGCCAGCGACCAGAGGATATGATTGAGGCGATGCGGCGTCGTATCCCACAGGCGATTGGTCCCGTACTGACCGAGGCGCAGCGATCGGCTGCTGAACTTGCGGTTCAGTTAGAGCAGACGTTTGCGATGAGCGTCTCGATGGCGCTCACGACGGGAATTGTCGCAGGTATCGAAAACGCCATCGCGTCTGGAAACATCGGTGAGGGATTTAAGGCGCTGGCAGCCGTAATGCTGGCTGGTCTGGGCGACGCAATGGTGCAGTTTGGCATCGCTTCGCTGGCTGCGTCGCAGTTAATGGACAAGATCCAAAAAGCACTCGCTGGATTTTTGCCGGGCGGTGCTATTGCGGCATCTATCGCAATGATTGGACTCGGCGCGGCCTTGAAAGGTACGGCACGAGCGGCGTTCGGACGTGGAGGTGGTGGAGGTGGAGGTGGCGGCGGGGCTGCGTTCTCAAGCATTAGCTTCGGCGGTGGGGTGTCAAGCGGTCAGACAACGCAACTTATCTTCGGCTCGACCTCGGCGACGACGGCGGCGGGGATGCAACCTCGGAGCGCGACGAACGTGACCATCATCGGGCCGAACGATCCGAGCGCGCAGCGGGCGATGCAGGAGTTGATGGCGAAGGCGAATAGCCGAGGGAGGGTGGGCTAGTGGCAAGTCTCTCGTTCAACGACGCCTCTGGCGTCACGGGTGCGGCGGGCACGGTCACGCTCGACAACGGGATGACGGCGGCGGCTCTCGCTCCGGCGTCTCGCTTCGCGGACTGGGTGCCGTTTCAGCGGCCTATCGGACCACGGGCGGTGTCGCTCGGCACGGGGGTGCCGTCGCAGTTTCGATTCCGCACGGACTACGGGTCGTCCTTCACGATGAACGACCTCCCGAACTCCAAGATGACGGATATGCTGCGGACGCAGGACTGGCTCTTGCGCGGCAACGCCGTCACGGTGACGACGGGCGATGCCGGGAGTCGGACCTACACGGCCTACCTTGCGCCTGAAGGAGATGTTGGGATTGCGTTGCAGGACAAGACGGCGTTGCTGTACTCGATGACGTTCGTGCTCATCAACAGCGCCGCCGCGCCTATGCTCTGCCTCTACGACTGACCTACCTCTTTCGACATAACTGATGCCGAACCAAGCCTATCGCCTTCGTATTCGGAACGCCGCCGACTCGGCGGACGCGCTCGTCGTCACGTCTATTGCCGGGGGAACCAACCCCTACATCGCGACCCCACCGAGCGGCGACGGGCAAGAGGTCGACCTGCTCACGGGCGCGGTGCGGACGGGGGCGTACAACGTCGAGGTGGTGGATGTCGTGACCGGCTCGGACGCCACGGGCACGATCCGCGTGGTGACGAACCAACTCTACGACCCGACGGACACCAACCGGATGCACCTGCTCTCGCGGCGGGCGTATATCGAGATGTCCACGGACGGCGGGGCCACGTGGCCGACGGTGTGGCAGGCCGGATATCTGTCCTCGCTTCGGCAGGTCGATGCGGTGCGGTACGCCTTCACGGTGAGCAATAGCCGACGGGTGGAGCAGACCACGCAGG